AAATCATTCTAATTCGAACTCGCTGAGATACATTTGGATATTTACCCTGAATTACTAGTCTTCTTTCATCCGGATCTTCCTGGTCGAAATCGTAGTAAACCTTTTTGTCGCCTATCTGACGGGCGACATATCTGTCAGAATTTGGATCTAGATTACACTCAGGATATCTTTCCAAAATAGCAGTATTTGTATCTGTGTCGCTAAATTCTCTTACCTGGACCTCAAATGTACCAAACTTATTATTCTGATCAGTTGATGCACGTAGATTTGAAATTGAAATTTTGAATTTGTCGTTAGCATAAGCGCCATCTGTCAATGATTCAAAATGGAATAAATCATGCTCCTTAAATCCAAACGGTTGAGAAATAAAGTTAGATGTTCTCGGTGTTGAGTATCTAGTATCGTAACGTCCAAACAGTGTATTGAAAACATCACCAGATGCTGTTCCCGCACTGGAGTTCTCAGATCCTGAGACTAAAACTACAACTGGATTAGACTGAGAAGTAACAGGTGCAAGATCATGCTCTACAGCATAATCCAAATAAAGTAAGTGCTCTTCACTTTGAAACTTTAAAGGATCTGTATTCAAAACTTTACTAATGTAGTTATTATCATTAGGGTCCAAAGAAGCTGTGAGTATTCTTACACCGGGTGATGAATCATCATTACCATATCCGGCGCCTGCTGAAGAGCTTAAACATAGCTTGAAATATTTTGCTGAAGTTAATGTAGAACCTGCAATAGAAGTAACACCAACTGCATCTCCAAGCACATTTGTTTCAGAATAAGCATTCAGAGGATCCAAAAGCTGAACCATTGTTCCTGTTGCTGTGAATATCACTGCTCTAACCAGATTTACAGTTGAATTTTCTCCTCTATTAGAGAAAAAGCTATCATTATCTGTAAAGACCGGAAAGCCCACTGTTTCCTGATTTGTCGGCTGATGTGCTGCAACTAACATTTGCACACAGCCTAAATTCTTTGTGGATATTCCTCCATCGGCACGAGCGCCTGATAATACAAAACCCGCATTTTTAACTGTACCTTGATAACGCGTATTAGTAATGTCTGTTCCAGTTTCATTAGAACCCGCACCCAATACCCTCATGTATGTTAGCGCAGATTTATGCTTTAAAAATTCGCGAACAGCATATGGACCAAATCTATTGGTATCCAAAGTTCCAAATTTTGTCTCAAAATCTGCAAATGATCCGACAGTTACAGGAACAAATGCTGGTCCCCTCTCTGAAGTGCCGATGACACCTGCCGGCGTTCCCGAAGGGCTTACCTTTCGAGCTGATAAGTCAATTTCCTGTTCAAAAAACCCAGGTGAACGAAATGTTTGCTCCGCCATTATATCTCCTAGAACAATTCTATCCCATCATTAAGTATCAAGTTCAAAGCTAAAAGCTAACTAATGGTTTCTCTTAAAACAGTCTCTCCGCTTCTTCGGATTCTAGTCTTTACTAATATCTTCTTCTTGACAATCTGACCTGTAAATGGATCCTTGTCGATTTCAATGACACGTACATCAGAATCAGACACTGCTCCTCCCACATTAGCTACAGGTTTACTACCTATTTGTCCCCGTGCATGTGCAATTGATTGGCCTGGAATATAATCATCAGATGTTCTCATATTATCTAAAATAAAACTTTTTGGATCCCCTGACGGTATATTCGCAGAAGGTTCCACTACATAACTATCTATGAATGTGTCAGAGTCAAAAGATATTTGAGGTGCTGACAATATTTTTCTCAATCTGTTCTCAGCACCCTTAAAAGCTGAACCAATAATATAAGCCGGCACTGTTATCTCAAAAGAATATTTAACTAATCTTTCACTATCAGTAAAGTCATCAAAATTATTTCCAGGAGATAAACTTTCTCCAACATAAGCAACAAACCAGTATCCCTTTGGTGTCTCTAGCTTAAAAGTTCTCTGTGAATATGATTGGTAAAGCGACATTAATGCCATTAGCATCTCATTCATTTGAGTGGTATATTGTGACCAAAATGTCACTTCATAAGTCGCTGTATAATACTTCGGTGGTGGCATTGTGATCACTTCAAAAATATTATTTCCTAAGCTCGTCTGAAGAACTTCGCCCTTGCGTACACTCAGAGAAGGCATTATTCCTGGACGGCGCGTGGCAATTCTACCCGCGATACTTCCTGTTGTCTGAGTTGGGAAATTAGTTCTTGCTAAATTTGACACAAGATTGTCTGAGTTCTTAATTGCTGTCTTATTTACGAGCATTTGATAAAGTGGATCAGTTGATGATAATCTCTTTTTTATTGTCATTGGAATATTCTGTGCAGTTCCTGCACCCATTTCAGGTGTCTGATTTATATTTGTTCTCATAATTGACACTAATGGTAAGACTAATGCACCGGCCCTATCCCTCAAGGGTTCCTTTCTTCTAAGAACAGCAAATCGTTCGCCTGTCGCAAATATTACAGGCGCCTTTCTTATTCCAGATTTATGCTTGTATGTGAAAGGCAGCTGTTTATCAAATAGCGTAAAGAGCGACCTATCAACATCCTCAATTGTACAGCTAGGGATCTCAAAATCATCTGGGGCAGAGCCTTTATTTTCTCTTATTGACATTTTTCTACCTATCTCATGAATCACTATAGAATGATGAATCAACTATTCCAGCCTCATCTTTCTTATTATTTCCACCCTTTGATGAGACCTCAGCAGGTCCGGAAACCGGTTTATCCAAAACACCTTTTTCTTGTAATGCTCTAGTATCACCTGTCTCTCCCAATCTATTCTTTTCAAACCCGCGCTGTTGAACGAATGTTGTTTGAACAGCATCTTCGTCAGAATAACTTTCACTAGTGGGACCATTCGGAATTCTATCAATCAGGCCCTCACGTGCCTGTTTACCAATTATCTTAAGGCCCACACTATGCTCAATCTGACCATAAACTGTGCTCTCTACAATAGCGCTAGTAATCTCAAAAAATGTGTCCCCATAACTAAAAAAATCTCCTGATTGAGGTGCTATGTTTCTATCAAGAAGATCTCTCTCGTGTAAAAATACATTAATAGACCACGTGCCTTCACTTCCAAACCTATTTGTTGTAATAGTTTCTGGTTCCCACTCAACACGTGCCTCAATCTCTACAGGAGGATCAAATACCTTATTTTCAGCCTCCTCATACACATCGTGAATTTCTGTGAGATCCTCTCGAACCCTATAATAGAATATTTTTTGTCCTACAACATCTTTTATTACTTCTTTAGTAATGTCTGAAATGAAATCTATTTCTCTTGGAGTTATAAAAAGTCGTGGCATTTTTTACCCCATTATTATTGCTCTTCCATTTGGAACTGGGATGTTTCTGAGAATAGTTGTCAAATTCTCACTGGCAGCTGCCTCATCCTCTAACATCTTACTATATGTCAATTCCTCGAGCATCTCCATAATCTTGGTTTTAAGATTTTCCTTGTCTTCTCTACCCTGTGTTACTAAATCAGAGCCATTGAGAGTTAAATCTCCACCGGGTATCGGTACTGATGAAAATTTTCCTCTAATCAGTCCTAATAACTCCTTACACAAAGCTAACGTGTACTGTCTAACCCACTGTCTTCCTATCGAATTGATCCTATTATAAGCCAGCCTTCCGAACGGAACATTCGAAAGATTACTCACACCATAGATTGTGGCATCTGCATATGAAGGACTCATTGGGTTTGGTGAAAAAGCAACATTTATCCAAATCTTTTTTGGCTTAACAGGCGTACCGGTGGGCAGGGGATAAAATCTAATCTTGGTCCCTATTATTTTGTATGAATAATTACTTCTTCTCACACGAGTTGACATGTCAAGCATTCCTGCACGTAAAACATCCTCAAATACTGGAAGGATGTAAAAAATTGTCTCTGGTGTAAAAGACTCAAATGCGAATTCATTTGCAAGATAATTGACAGCGCTAGTAGTATCAAAAAATCTGTATGAATTGGAAGGAGAAAAGTGAAATACTTCCATAATCTTTAGTCTTGTTTGCGGATCATTAAGCGCATTACTAAAGACAGTATTTCCATCAGCATCCTGTAAATCAGTATAAAGATCATAATCCTGAACATTCTTGATCATGGATATTGATCCTGACATTGTATTATAGGATCCCCCAAGACCTGCATCCGTTGCATAAGGTTCTGCCCTTCTTAACATGAACTCTAAATTTTCTCTAGGAAACCTCTGTTCACTTCCTGATAGTGATCCTGTGGCACCCCCTAAGAGATTCGCTAATTGAGACTTTGCTTGATATTGATTTATTATTGAGCCATACTCACAAAAAGCTTCCTCAAATGATGCCCAAATTTGCTTTTTAGTCAGTTCGACGCTTAATATGTCGTCTCCTAACTTTCTCTTAATAAAAGTGACCAAACCATCAGCTTCAGATTGAAAATCTGTGTCTGTATCAAAAAAACTAAAAGGAGTCGGTCCAGTTGTATTTGCAAAGGTCGCCATGCTTAATCTCCAACATGACTAAATATCGTCTTCAACCTAAATATAAACATCTGAATGATGTTTATCTAAGACCGCCGCCGGCATCTACACCTCGGTATCTCTTGTGATGTTTTAACTTCTGGTACCTCTATAGTTGTGACAACAGGTGCAGCAACTTTTTTTGTTTTAGAGGCAAGATTTTTTCCAGTTGTAGTTGTTGTTTTCTTTTTAACAGGCATTTTTTACTCCATTATTTTCATTAGCCACATAGCTGCTGCCATTCCAAATTGAACAACAGCAAATATTGTTATTGCTTTTGTCTTAAAGACTTTTAGGTCTTCTACATTAACTATTAAGTCACGTATCTGTGTTGGTGAGGCAACGTCATCTATTCTTTCCTTCCATCCGCGGAGCTCATTTACTTTATCCTCTTTAGCTTGCATTTTTGTTAATTCATGCTTAACATCTTGTAACTCTATCTTGAGACCCTCAATACTATCATTGAGAGATTCTAATTCCTTAAGAACCAACCTAGAATACTCATTCCAACCATTTTGTCCATCATTTGACATTAACTTGTTCCATGCTCATCTAGTAGCTTTCTTAAGCGACTAGCAACTAATGCCTTGTTAGCAGTTTGGTGTATTTCCTTATACAGCCCACGTCGGCCGAGGGTGATATCATAAATATTTTCTATACAAGACAGCATGATAGCGTTACTAGTTACATCCCATGCTATTCCTGTGACTCCCGTTATTTTATTATTATTTTCCCTGGGTACTAATTTTGCAAAATAAAGTTTTTCATCTGTCTTAACAAAATAATCAACTTTCTCTCCTTGCAATGCTATTTCATGTTTTTCAAGAGACATTTCTTTAATAACGGGACAAATAAACATTTCCTCTAAACTGTCTGCCTTTTGACACGCGAAACCGTTTCCTCTTTGGGAAATGACTGTTTTGTCCTTTGTAATTGACCACATTGTAACGGGAACAGGAAAATTATCAAAAAACTCTTCAAATAATTGAAAATCTTTTTTTAATTGATCATCTCTATCACTTAGTTCATTGACTAGTGATTTGAGTCTCATTATCCCCTGTCGATCTTTAAAGGCGCTCATAATGTATAACTATCAGATTGAATATTAAATCAATCTTTTGTCAATTAGAAATATGATTAATCAAAAAAAAAGGGCACCCTAAAAGGGTGCCCTTATGGATCTTAGGTTTTTCTAATCAAAGATTAGATAATAGACATATCCATGCATGTCACAGTACCATAGAAGTCAGAGCGAACCATCTTCTTACCGTATCGAGTCATGACACCCTTACGCGGGGTGAAATCCTCGGGTGCGAAGATAGTAGGTGTGACGATTAGCGGCACGTAAGGTGCGTAGACATATCCCGTCTCGAGATAGCTGCCACCCTTGTAACCAACAAGAACCTTATTCCGTGGGAAGTAAGGATCCTTATACACAGTAAATCGATTACTCAATGTACCTGTCTTCTCAGCTCCGAGCACCATTGGTGAACTAACTTGTCCATCGCCGTCTAGTGTATAGGAAGGCTTGTAGAAGACAGAAGCCTCAAGAATGGTTGCAACATCAGGACCAACAACAACGAAGTTAGCTGATCCACGCAGAGTCTTCCTGTGAACCTGGTTACCCACATCGATAATGGTCTCAATAAGAGTCTCATACCATTCGCGGACAGTCCCACGGAAAGACGGGCCAGGTGCAAGAGAATTACTTGCATTCACCTCAGCTCCAGTCTCCTTGTTAACAAACTTACCTGGTGCACGTGACCAGTAGTAATTAGCAGCATTACCCTGTGTGAGAAGATCATTAAGAATCTCACGATCAATCTCTAGAGCAATCTGCTCAGAAAGAATCTGTGTTAACTCAACCTCAGCATCCAGGCTGTGATAAGCATTCAGATCCTGAGCTAGCTCCGGGGACCACTTGGCACGTAGCTTACGGGTGTTGGCCACAACAGCAATTGCCTCAATCTTGATATCAATTTCCGGAATCGCCGGTGAAGGCGTTGCTGCGAAATTAGACTCAAATGCCGGAATAACCAAAGTGTCACCAGCACCAGAATTGAGGGCTGCACCCTCAGGGAAGTTAACTACTGTATTTGCATTCGGAACCACATGGGCTTCGGGGTTAGAAGCAGAAACAATCATCAGAACCTGTCTGCTATCCGTTGGTGCTAGAGCATTAACTGTGAACACACCACCTTCAAATGTTCCAATCTGGTTTAATCGAACCACATTACAAACATCAACAGTATCCTGGATCGCATTTCCATTTGTGTCATTACCCACCGCTCGTAGTGTTGCAGTAAAACCGGTTGTAGACAGTGTAATAGTCTTGGCCAATGATGCGTCTAGATTAGCATAATCAGCATGAGTCAAAGCAATCACTTGTGCTCTATAAACAGCATTACCCTCTTCGAGGCTTGTGCCTCCGGAGTTATTCTCAATCGACATAGCAATCTGTGGGTCGAACTGTATTAACTTACCATCAGATCCTGTTGCCATGAGGCCTGGAATTCTGGTGCCGTCTAACACTGTGCCAGTTGCACCAATTGAACCAGATGCTGTAAGTGTCACATTTGTACTAGTGGTACGAACACGAGAGTATCCTGTGCCCACTAGATCATACTGACCGCCTACACCTAATGATCCAGAGCGGACTCCCTTACCGGGAGGCGAGTTATAAATGGATGATCCTGTCTGGTACAGGGCTGAGCTGCCATTGGCATCGCCGCCAGAAGCAGTTCCGTATGTATAATCCAGATAAAAGAGCAGACCTGAGGGCAAGCTCATCGGCTGAATAGATACTAACTCATTCGCAATCAATCCGCCGAAAACACGACGAACGATTGGAAATGCAATATTTGTGAAACCACGAAGATCACCTGAAGTTGCCAGGTTACCTCCGCCAGTTGAAACAGAAGACGCTTCCTTAAGAACCTGACTAGCCTGGTTTTCCAGGATGCGGGCCATGTTCTCACGATGGACGCCCTTAAGACCACGAAGAAGTCCTGTTCTGGACCACTTCTCAACAAGCTGCTTATTCTGGTGCCCCAGATTTCTCCGGCGAATACCTTCGGTCAGCTGCTCCAATGAAAATGACTTAGACATTATGTGTTTTCTCCTTGAGTGTTAAAAGATGGTTAGCCATTGCCGTTAAGACCGGCGAGGACTGCCCATCGATCTGCCTCAACACCATTGGTGGTCCGCGACTGTGCCGACCGGGTTGATCTGGAAGACGATCCGAGCGTCCGTAATGATCCCTCATTTAATTTCTTACCTCGAGCACGTCGGGAGAGGGACTCCGACAAACTCTTATAAAGCAACTTAGCCTCTCTGAGCGTCTTGGCATTATCTAGTGCCTCGACAATTGCTCTCTGTTGCTTAGTTGTTAAATTCTTGTTCTGCATAAGCTTATTAGCATACAAAAGCTTCGCGTTAAATAGATTCATCTCGACAAGCTGTCTCTTCATACCTGAAAGCGCGTTTCGATACTGTTTAACCTGACGTGACTCATTCACACGTCGAGTCCGACGAGTAGGACGTGTGCGTTTTCGATTGATTCTTGATCTACCATTTCTTCGGTGACGGGACTCAACTGTGGGCTCAGCAACATCTGTGTCTCCTAGCTCATCAGCAAGTGCATTTAGAAGATCATCCTCGTTAACGTCTAATATAACGTCTCCAAGATCCTCTCCTCCATGTGCGAGTGATGGGTCTGCCTCTGCTGCTTTACCCTCCTCCTGCTCACGAATCCGGCGGCTGTT